CGCTTCCTGGAGTCCTAGACCCGGAAGTTTCGCTACTTCCCTGAGTTGCCCGAACTCCCTCTGTGCCTTTGCCGCACTACCTGATACAGCAAGCAGACTGCGTTCAATCCTGTCCATGCCTGCGCCTGCTTGTAACATTGACCTGCTCTGCAAGCCGAATGCCAAGGAAACGCCACCAAGAACAGCGAGTAAACCGCCAAAGGCACCTTTTGCTTTTTCAGTCTTTTTTTCTACTACCTCAACGGAATCGCCTGCGTCCTCCAACGCCTTCGCTGTTTCTTCAACTTTGCGTTTTAACTCATTTAAGGCTTTATCCGCCAGGTTTTTCCCGCGTATGGTAAGTTCTATATCAGGCATGACCTCTCCCGCCTAGCGATGATGGTTAAAGCGTAAAGCCTTAACGCACCATCCGCCCTATAATCCGAGCAAACATGGATATATGCTCAGTTTCGCTTTTGATGTTCAGCTTATCACGTTCCATCTGAATATCCAACTCTTTGCGATAACCGAGTTCAAATACCGCATTATCAATAGCTAGGCTAAAGAGAGTGTTTTTTAGTCGTGGGTATAATATCTGTGAGGGACGCTGTCCGTATGCCTTGCAGATGTCATGCAACCGGGCAATCCATTCCCTATTTTCCTTCTTGATTATCTGCCTTGCGAAACTCGTCAAAGGTGTCAGTATAGGCTTCATCTAAGGTCAATTTCATTATTTCAGTGAATAGGTATAACCTATCCGCATGACCTAGCCTATATACCGAAACCTTTTTTTCTTCCTTTTCCGCAGATGTCATGTTTTGAGGCAACTTATCAAGTAACTGCACGCTGATAACGCCCGCGCATACGATTGAGTTGAGATAATGCTCATACTCCGATGACTCAACAATTTCCTGCTGTCGCTTTTTAGGGATGGCTAATAATTGTTCCATCATTGGTTTATTGTTGTCAAACCTTACGCCGTGTATAGCCATAAGGTTTATGAATGGCTGTCCTGAAATCTGCGTTATCCCGCCAGCGTCAATGGATTGTATCTCAAATCCCATCCCTGATGGTGCAGTAACAAGTGCTGTCCGATAATCTTCCTGCAAGTCCTCAAACGTTGCGAGTCGGAACTCCGGGTTACTTGATTTTTCAGTAACCTTCTCGTCCTCAGGCATCTGTGCAAGGGTTTTGCCTTTTTTTACCGCCCTTTGTCTAGCTAATGTTCCCATGTGGCACTCCTTTAATATCGCCTGATGAACTATCACGCATAAGATAGCTCTTATTAGAATGATAGCCCATATTTAGGCGGAAGATATTAACTGGAAGCCACGCATTGCAAAGTTATTTCGCACTCGTCAGATGCGACTGCCCCTGCTGTCCGTATGGGTCGCAGTTGTAATTCCTGAATAACCTCTGGAAAATCTGTGACCGATGGATCAGGGAACGCCCTTACCTCGCACCTCGGTAATGAGATTTTAAGCATGTATTCTGCACTTGCGTAAGGCTTCCTATACGCATACAAAATAGCCGCAACTTTCTGTGACGTTAGCATTTTAGCGTCAAAGTCTGCGTTAGTTGTATCATAATCTATGCCAACAGTCAAGGATAAATCTCGCGGTCCCTGTCTTGTAGGTTTAGGGCTAGTCCGCAGGTTCCGATACCTTGTTGGGAATCCTAAATTATTGCTGAAATTGAAAGAGCCTGAGGCAATGGGTACCTCAACTGCGTCAAGGGTAAGGGATAACCCCCAAGCGGGCAATACTTCATCACCTACAGGGCTAAATGCCGCAACGCTTGTCGGTGTGTTTGAGGATGTCGGCGTTGTTCCTGCCGCTGGCACCTTATACCTGTTCCAACCTCGTTTCGCTAAAAATGACCATGTCAACCCTAACACATCGCCTATATCCAAAGTCATGCTGTTTAACAAGGCACCGATATAGACAGATGGGATGCCGTTCTTAACTGCTTCAATGGTGACACCATTTAATAAGGCATCGCCTAACCCTATTACATGGGTATAGACATTCATATCTGACTTGATTAGCATGGTGAGGGCAACGCCAACGGTGATCCCGGCATAGACAATGCCGCCAGTGGCTACGGTCTTGAAATACTTGGTAGTGGTTTTTGGACCCGCTTCTGCCACAAAGGTCAGCACCTCGCTTATCACGTTATCCTGCTGATCGGTTCCCGTAATGGTGATCGTGCCTGAATCAGCGGCACCCAGCGTCACTATCAGCTTGCCAGGATCGCTTGCAGGCGTAGTCGCGGTCGGTTGTGTGTCAACGCTCAAGGGCGAAGCACCAAACGCCTTCCCCGCACCTGCCCCGTTGCCATAAATTTCTAACGCTGTGAAGTCCGTAGAGCTAATGGAACTGTCCATCATTAACTGCGTGAACATCCAAACAAGGTCGTCTGCATGTGCATCCATCTCAACTTCGCCCTCTGCACGTATGAAATTCTCAATCTGCGGTGTAGGGCTAGGCACTCGCCTGAACCTTGTCGGTATAATAGGCTCCGAGGCACTTTTCAGGTTAAAGTTGCGAAACTCAAATATCTTTGATACCATTGCCGCTGTCAAAGCAGGCGTATCCCAATCAACGCTTTGTAAGCCATAAATAAAATAGGAATCAAATCCTGCCATCGTAATCCCCCTGTTTTTATAATGATTTATACCATCACTTTATCCATGCTCTTCGCATGGCACAACTAAATCCACCTGCTCGCCACGTATTAAATCACTTGTATATAAAAGCCTTTGTATATGCGGAACAGTAGGCATCCCAACCCTCTCAATAACCCATTCCTCCCTTGAACTGACACCTGATACGCCAAAGTCACCATGCAACGTTGTCCATAATATATTGCCTATTGTCGTTGCAATATCGCCTATTCCCATGTTGGTATTAGTGCCTTCATTAAATACCAGATCATCAAAACTCAATGCGTCTGCCATTGTCATAGTCACTATATTGACAGTTACGTAGTAAAGGTAATGTGCAGGGTGTCTTATCAAGACGGGTTTTGATATGCCTCCGAACTCTAAAAATAATCTTGGATAATGGCTTGGTGACATGGGATCGTTTCGTGGATGGAAACCCTTCTCGCATAGTTTAAGATAACTGATGTCCGCATGTGGCGTCCCTGATGGGAATAACACATTGGCGACCCTCTGATATACTGCCTTTGGGATGGTTGAGAACATAACTATTTTTCCTTCATAAAGTATTTATGTGTTTCCCTATATATAGCTTTTTTCAGATAATCATTAAACGCCACATATAAAGCGTCCTGTAATCGTTTTGAATTTTCTGCCAAGTAAAAGACAGGTCTTGCAGGCGTAACGCTTAGCCCCTTCTTTGTGGTCATCCGCATAACGCCTTTTTCCATGTAGTAAGGATAAGGTGCGCCAAAGGCGGAGGCAAACGTTTCTAAATCAACGCCCCAAATCATCTTATCCGGATGTATCTCGCAGAGGTTGCCCCTAGCACCCTTTATCGTTGCCGCCTTGAAATATGAATTGCTTAACCTAAGCATCTTACGCCCAGGATAATGCCTCTGTTTCCACTGTGCATAATCAGGCGATAAAGGCGCCCACTGTCCATATCCCTCAGTTGCGAATATCATCGCTATTTCCTGTTTGAGGACACGACCCGCCCATTTATCATAAAACTCAGTCATGTTATCTAAGACGGAACTTTCAATATGCTTGATCCAGTATTTGAGGTATTCCAATGGCGGATTAACTTCAAACTTGACGCTAAGCATTTATGACTACCGCCCTTTCCCTGCGCCTGCATTTCCAGACACGCTTCCAATAAGGATCACCTGAGACAGTCAAGCCTGTTAGGGTTTGATTTAAGAATAAATCAATGATTGATGTCCACGCCTCATTCTTGTATCTATTTGTCCAATCCTGCGGATCGCTGATACCCATAGACGCTGTATAACGCCCTACACCCAATTCTGCCGCAGTCAATTTTGAGGCTATATCTGATAACACATCCGCATAGTACGACGTGCTAATGTCGGTATAAGAGCCTTTAAGGTATGATACAATGTTCCGCACTACTGCATTCTCAACCCTTCGGGCATTGGCTTCCGTTATCTGATTGGTCGCTGTTCCTATCTTTATCGGTGAGTCCTGATCAAGAAAATCCTGTATCTTTGTCTTTGTCGCCCAGAAATAATTGAGTTCCGTTAGCCCCGCGGTGAAACTGCTCCCTGACGTGGATGTGCTTGCCATAACAACACTTGCCATGTTTCTTATCCTCTTGAAATATTATGAACTAGCCCCTGATCATATATGGAAAGTTTGTAGCCGCATTAAACTTGTCTAAAGCCGCCCCTGCGGAGTCTTCCAATGCCTTCTTGACATTGGCAGGCTTATCAAACTCAACGCTGAAATTACCACCCTGATCGCTGTCTGTTATCCTTGTAACCGAGTTATCGCTAGTCAATTCTGTTGCCGCTAACGCGATCCCTGACGCCTTCCGCTTGTATGCCAAATACTCTACATAAAACCCAATCGCTTCCAAATATGTGTCAGCAATAGTCGTTATGGTTTGCAGGACAACATATCTAATGTCAAATGCGGAATAGGATGTTAGACCACTGTTTGATGATTGACTGGAAATATCGTTATAAAAATCAATGTCCATTAGTTCATCAAGGACATTGACATAAATGCTTCCCAAAAATAGCTTTTGTCCACTGCCTTCATCAAAAACATTAAAGTTAATATGCGTCTTTGTGGTTGACTCAACTACATCCGTTACCTCATGGCAATCAGCAGGCAAATCATAGGATTCTGCACCGTCAACAACGGTGTTATCAGCATCAACCTTCGCATAGGGCATTTTCTTTGAAAAGGCACGTAGTGCCTGATCAATGAATGAAGAAACAACACTATCAGACAAATCCTCAATTATTTCATCAATGCTTTTCAATTCTGCAATAAAGGCACTCTTTGTAATGCTAGCCATTTTATTTATCTTTCTTTATGTTTTTATTTGATAGTCATGGAAAAACCATGTAAGAAAAATAGGGTATTACATGGTTTTTCCATGTAACGTTACCCGAAAAAACCATGTAATAAGATTGGTTATTAAGCCGCCGACATAGCCGAACCAGATTCAAGAGGCACGTATTCAGCAATGAATGTGATAACACCACTGACTACATCGTCAACAGCAACCGTAGCAATGACATTGCAACCATAATTGAGATAGAAAGGAGCCACCGAATCCGCCTCAACTGCCGCATCTGGCGTAGCGTCATGCCAAATGTCTGCCGCGTCTATGTCCTCTGCTGTGGTAGTAGCGATAAACTTATTGGTTGTGCCCGCGACACCGACCTCAATGGTTGCCCCACCGGGAGCCGCATCTGAGGCAAGGTTGACTGAGCATATAGCCATTATGCGCATCTTGACCAAGCCCAAGACAGTGAATAGGTTGACACTACCCACTGCACCCAAGCCTTCCGCACCTGTAAAGGTAACTGTCTTGCGGACAATCCTTGACGTGCCTCTGGCAATGGCTGATCGCATTAGGTTCATAAGGGTAGCTGTGTCCGTTGTTTCTAATGCAGTATCAGTCAGGACACCCGTAACTGCCTGAACATCGTCAATCTCGCCCTTAATGGATTTACCTGCGTCAACCCCTAAAGCCTGATAGATGTCGCCCTGTGCGTCTGCCCCTCCATCAAAGGCACCAAACAGGTCAATAATTGATAAGCCTGCACCAATGGCAGTACCCGCCCCGTTATTGACTGCCTCTGCTATCTGTCTTAACAAGGCATGGCTTGTCGCTGTGTCCGTTGTATCTGCCGCAATGTCTGTCAAGGCACCGACCACTGTTTGAACATCGTCAATCTCACCTTTGAGTGACTTGCCAGCGTCAACGCCCAACGCTTGGTAAATATCGCCCTGACAGTCAGCCCCACCATCAAAGGCACCGAATAAATCAATGATTGATAAACCTGCACCGATTGCTGTTCCTGCCCCATTGTTGACAGCTTCCGCTATCTGCCTTAATAAAGCCGTCATTGTTGCAGTATCAGTCGTATCTGCCGCAACGTCAGTCAAAGCACCCAATATAGATTGAGCATATTCCTGACGTTCTAATACTGACCCCTCGGCATTAGCCGCAACCAAGTTACTAGCGAAGGCATTGTTTGCATTATTAGCACCTATGGCACCCAAGACACTGACCGCTGAATCCGTTACTGTTGTGCCATCGGTACCCAATGCGTCAGGTATATCTTTACCCGCCCCAAAATCCATTATTTGTGTGAGGAAATACTCCTTAAAATCCATAACCTGTTCCCCCTGATAAAAGAATGATACATCAGTTATGACCTATCATTGCGAAATTTCTTTAATTAAGCCGCCGCAACTGCACCGGTGGCATCCATTGCCTCATATTCAAGGTCAAAGACTATCGTCCCGTCTGTTATGGCATCCGTTCCAACAGTGGCGATAATATCCGATCCGTTTGCGATAATGTGACTCATAACATCGTCAACCGCAGGATTAGCGTCAGGAGACGCATCTTTCCAAGTTTCCCCATTATCAATATCCGTTGCCGCTGTCTGTGCGATGATAGATGCTGTATTGCCTGAGATACCGACCTCCAATGTGCCTCCGCCTGCGCTGACAAGGTTTTCTGTGCATACAGCAGTCAACTTTGCCCTTACGTTGCCTGTAACTGAGAAAAGGTTGATCGTTCCAACCGCCCCTGCACTTGCCCCACCTGTAAAAGTGACAGTTTTCCTCACATACTTTTTATTCTTATAGGTTGAGTCATTGACGTTAGCCATGACCTTTCCCCATGTGCTTACTAATCCACCCATCCGTATTGCCTCCTACTCAATTTATAAGTTTATGATAGCCCGTCAGGTATTCCCTAATGAGCTATCATTTATTTCCTGTCAATGATTAAGCATTATGCTCTTATTCAAATTGGTTTAGGTCAGTTATTGCCACCAATGAGAACTTTTCCGCTTTGGGAACATCGGTTGACGAATACTCCTGAGCAAGCCAATATTTGTCGCCTGTGTCCTTATCCACAACGGGACCAGTTAAACCCCAAGGTGTTTGAACCTTATAGAAGGCACCGCCATTCTGACCGACCAACGCCCAAGTATAAGGCATAGCGGATGTCTTATATGGTGTTAGACCTGCATAATTGATTACATTGTTGAGCTGATCAAGCGTATCCGCGGGAGTGCGTCCTAATTCGCTGAATGTCTTACCATTGGTTATCAATGCCTCAACTTCTAAGGACATGCTGACAAAACTAGGATCATAGTGCCTGTTTGAAATAGCGACCTTAGCATCAGTGATAGCCTGTCTGAGATTGCTGATATGATCATAAAGGGTAACCCCCGCGTCAGGTGTGCGTGAGAATGTTGACAGATTGGTTGTCCTTGTATATTTCACCTGTAACCCATTGCTTGCTTCCTTTACAATGCCTGCCGCTGTCAGTTGGATAGTTCCGGAAGCCCAATCAATCTTATAGTCATCGCTGTAAACGAGATCGGTGTTATCGCCTGCCGCTTCCTGAACCTGAACTTTCTGCAAGGTGTTGCCTGATGTAGTGCCAAATAAAGGAATCAACTTTGCACCTGTCGGGTTTCCGTTTGCGTCATAAGTCTTAACCCATTCAAACTTTACCCAACCACGCAAGGTAGAACCTGAGCTTTGAACGCCCCAAACATTACTGCCTAGATGTGTCATTGCAGTAAAGGATGTCTGTTGACTTGTTGAGTAAGCCTGTGCCTTGGTTATCATCAATAGCCATAACAACCTGTCTATCCTGTGCCTTATATCATCAACCAAGCCTGAGATGGCATCCGCCTCTGGATCAAGACCTGTGCCTTTAGCAGTAGCATAAGCATCAGGGCTGATAAATGTCCGCAACGCCTTTCGCATGGCGTATGCAGGATAGTTGCTGTAAGTGACACCCGCAGTAGCAACGGTTGCGGCATCCAATATTTCAACTGCCGCCATATCGGTATCAATGCGACCTGACGTTTCAGCAGGTAGCCATGCCTTTATCGGTATATCCTCAATCCTTGCGGTCTGTGTACCCACGTCAACGACCTGCAAGGCAGTTAATCTACGCATTGCCGCAGGGATAGCGACTGCCGCTATGGTTGCCGCCCTTACGCCTATATCCACCTGATAGACCTGCTCACCAGATTCATCCAGCTTCTTGAGGGTTTTGGCGTTTTCTTCATAATACTTATCCATGATCTCACGGACTGCCTTTTGTGCAATATGATCGTTGGGTAAGATAAACTCGTTGGGATTGTCTTTCTTCAGGCGTCTATCTATATCCTCTGTCATTTTTGCAATGAATGCCGCACCCGGTGAGTTCTCATGTATAACCTGAACGGTTCTTCCGCTGTCCTGTGTCGCAATGCCGTCAGGGAAACCTGAATTACGCAACTTGACTGCCGCTATGATCTGATCAAACTTGCTGGCTTCATTTTTGACCAATGATGTTAGGGCTTCGGTCAATTTGACTGTATCATCAATGCCTACATGCCCGTATAGCGATTTAGGATCAACCGCCCCTTGTATGACCAATTTCTCATTGGCATTGAATCGGTTAAACTCCTCGGTTGCAAGCAACCCTTTGACAATATCGGCACCTTTAGCACCTAATAAGGTGAGTTCCCGTTCCCTTGTTATCTCGTCAAGCGTTGCGCTATCTTTGGTCATCTTTGCCTCAATAGCGGACACCTTTTCCAATATCTTGGGATCGGTTACAGGAGTAGCTTCCGCAGGCGGAACTTGCTCTTTTGGAGGTACCTGCTCGTCCTTTGGCGGATCAGTTTTAGCACCAAGAGTTTCCTTAATTACTGTGGTTAGGGAGTCCTTAATCTGTGCGCCCATTTCCTCAATTAGCTTTTTGGTTTCGTCCTTTGTTATAATTTGGCTGTTTAACATTGCTTCAAAATCTCCTTCCTTCTTTGCCTCAGCCATCTGAAAGTCGGCTTCCGTTACGGATGCCTCATTAGGCGGAGTGAAATCATACCCATCAAATCTAACTTGTGTAACAATTTCTGCCACCTTCCCATCAGTCCATTTAGCGACCTCGCTTTTACCTGTGCCGCGTTGGGATGTTTGCAGTTTCGCACCGCCTCGCAATACTGCTGTTATGTTCTTACCCGATTGGGTTTCTACAAACCTTATATCGCTGAGGCTAACCGTTTGCGTATCAGGATGCCATTCTATTTCATGTATAACCGCAACTGTCTTTTCCAAGTCACGCTTATTATGTCCAGCATCATCTACCCTATGTTCCGCTTCCATCAGCAAGGGTAACCTTGTCTTTGCGTCCTCAACTGCCTCCTTTAGGGCTTCTGGAAGATAGACACGCTGATTTCTGTTCCTGCTGTTCGCTTTCTGTGCAACGGGAACTTTACCCTTTACTGTCACTGCACCGGTGTTGGGATCACGCACTTCCTCAAGTAACAGGGTTCCGTCTGACGTGCTTAGGATAAATGACTCATTGAAGATACCCATATCCGTTATAACCTGTTCGGTCTTGGGTTTGACCTTTACATCAAAGACCACTTCCTTTACATCGCTAAAGGAAATGTTCCCCTTATCGTCCTGCTTGTAGCCTGCCTGATAATACCTTGTTGGTTCATCAATACCCCCACCATACCTTGAAACGATAACTTCCTTTGGGAATGTAGCGTATATGCTAAACCAAATATTTGTGCCTGATCCGCCGAAGGATGAAGGGTTAGCGTTTACTGCGGTATCAAGCTTGCTTTTCAGTTCCTCATAACTACCCTTTAATGCCGCTTCGTCCTTATCCTCTGACTCGCCTTCATCACTGAACATGCTCAATATATCGGTATCAGAGGTCGCATCTACTGTTTTTTCATTGAGAACGGATATGTCCCCAACTGCCGATTCCGTCTTATCCGCCTCTGCCTTTGCAGGTTCAAACTTGCCTGTCTTTGCCTTATGAGTTTTCAGCCAAGCCTTAGCCTGTTCCTCAGTGAATACGGAGGTATCAAACAAGTATTCCTGTATATGCGTTGCGTCCTTATCGCTGTTCTTTGGCGGATTTTTCAGTTTTCCCGCTATGGCAGTAACGCCCTTAGTAACCGCAATCTTAGCGAATGTCCCGCTTTCGCCCATCCCCTGTTCTAGGAACTCACTGGGTTCCCGCTGTCTTGCCGAATGATAATTAATTAATGGCACCATACACCTCCAAGTCATAAAATCATTGCAATCGTTGCCTTAATTGCCTGAGGGCAACCCTGCACCTATACCTAGCCGCACCTTTTGTTCTGCCGATGATTTCACCTATTTCGTTATAAGTGCAACCATCAAACCGCTTCCCTAACTCCTCACCATAAGGGATTTCCTTTAGCACCTTTTCAAGCGTAATATAATCAAATGATTGCTCATTTACCCCTACACTGAAGCAATGCGCTCTTTCATTGACAAGGGCATCCAGCGGAACCAAACAGGTATCACGACTCCTATAATAATCAGCGATCCTCCGCTTTGATATTATGCGGATAAGAGATAATATCCTGTCCATCTCCATATTCGCATAATCATCTATGCTGATTAGCGAGAACATTACTTCCTGCACCACATCATCTATATCTTGCTCAGGGATGGATTTTGAGATAACTTTTCTTGCGTATCTGAGGCACGTTGCCATCACCGCTTTACCCTCGTTTATTAATATCGTAATTGAGGCAAGAAAGTGGAAAAAATAATACATAAATAGCCCGCTATCCCCTTGATTCGCGTTTAACCCTGTCCGGTAACATAGGATTTTTCCTTGCGTCATATCCTATCAAACCTTCATGGAACAGGTTAAACAATTCCTTTAGCGTCTTAACTTCGGTCTTAATTTCCATCCGTTCCTTTATGTGTGCATTATATAGCCCTATGGTCAAGGGCTTGAATACATACATCTCACCATTTTTGCCATGTGCTAAGATACTGCCATCCGTCCTTAAATTGGCGTCCTTAAACACCCATATACGCTCTCTATTCGCATCGTAAAAGCGCAGGGTGTTATCATCATATTCCGTCAGTAAGGCAAGCATATACCCACTGTACGCAGGATGTTCCACATCTACTTGATATATCTCGTCATGGTCAAATATGTCTTCATGTGCCATTCTATTCGGTTCTACCATTCTACCTCACTATATTTGCGGATCACCTTGACAAAATCCTCAACAGCTATCCCATTTATTTCGTTTATCCCCTCAGCTTGAAGCATGTGGATAATATTAGCCCTTGTACCCTCTTCATTTGCAGCGATCATCCTAATTGCCTTTGTATTTATCCCGTTACGGAACATTAACTCATTGGAATCATTGGGGTATGCCTGCATGTTCTCAACAAACTTGAATATATCCGGGCGACCCGTTAAGGCACTTATAGATACTGTTCCAAACCGATCGCCCTCATAAGCGTACCAATCAGTTCTAGCCATCTCGTCAATATCTATGATCAGCATACAACGAGCATTGGGGCTGGAGTCCATAAAGCGTTCATTTCCTACCCCTAGCCTGACGAATACACTATCGGCGCCACCCGTCTCAATATCAGTGGCAGAGGACATACCACTGCTCATTATACCGCGTGACCATCTTTCCTTTGTGGACATAAGACCGCTTTTTAGAATATCAGGAAGGGTTTGATCGTTATAAATCCGATGGGTAAGGAACCGCCCCCCTTTCTCCTTTATCTTTTCCGTAACAAAATCGGGCATCTTCAATGTATAATACGAGTTATTGACCTCATACTCCCGTATGCCCGCTAATAAGGTATTAACTTCATCCGCAGAAAAGTCACGCCCAAGTATCCCCCTAAGTTGAGTTTCAATATCACCATCATTCCTCTCCGGGATATTGTCGTAGGCGTTTGCAGGATCAAACATGGTATATAGCTTACGGATATACATGGATTTCCTTGCCTGCTCAGTAGGGATGGAAAAGAAATCAGGGTCAAGCCCGAACTCCCCCCTGAACGACTCCAAACCCGCCTTTAACTCATTAATATCGTTACCCCTAACTATAACCTGAATGTTATTTCTTAGTGCGGCTTGCTCATCCCTAGGCGGTATAGCTATTACCCTGAACCCGTTGCCTATATACTCATGTGCGGCATATTCCTTTGCCTCACGCTCACTCCCTAAAATCGGTATATTGCCTGACAAATCCTTTTTATAGAACTTGAGGTTGCCCGCCCCGCTTTTCTCCATGATATCTTTGGTCAGTTTATCATCAATGCTCTTGAACTCAACCATGTAATACTGCTCATTATCCGCCATGAATGTCCTGACCATCATAACCTGATTCTCAACCTTATCCTTATCCGCCTGAATCCTAGCTGTGCCTTGGAAGAACTTTTTGGGATCAAGCGTATCTAACTCGCTGAATACCTTTGGTTCCTGTGCAGGCTTTGCCTTTGGCGTTCTCGGCTTTCTTGGCACTTTTGGCTTCGGGAATAATTCCTCTGGCGACATATTATAGAACTGTTGCTGTGGCGTTAAATCCGCAAATCCAATAGGCGTATAGGTTTCAAGTTTGCACTTGCAACTGACACCGCATTGGGTTAGATGAAACCCCTCACCTGGGAAACCGGGTAAGGTCTGCTTTGTATATGGTGAATTTGACTCGTAGATAGGGCAAGTGACACAGTGTTCCGCAGGTTGCATTACCCAATTAAGCAAGACATCGGCAGGCAACCCGCTTACCCATCCCGCCTCATATAAAGCCGTCCCTCGTTCCGCATAAAGGTTCGCCCTCTGTTTAACCCAATTACCAAGCGGTTTCCCCTGTGCTAACTCCAACTCCATCTTTGCAACAAAGTTATCCAAATAAGGTAACTGCCCCTGTGCCTGTGCAAAGATGAAATCATACTCACTGGCGTCTATATTATCGGGACCAACACCCTTCCCCGCGCAATATAGCTCTATATACTTGGAATGGATAAGGTTTTTCATGTTCTGCCCCATCTTACCAGGCGTGATTATGCCATTGATCACCTTCTCCGTAGAAAGACCCGCATACAGTTTCATTTCGCCTATCATTTCATCACGCTTACCGCGCAAGGTATGCTTGACGTAATTCTTAAATGCAGTCTTGTTTGGGTATCTGTCCTTTACGAGTTCCATAACCCTAGAAACAGTATCGGCATTGACGTTATCCACAAAATCTTCCTGCCATTTCATATCAGCTAACGCCTTCTCAAAACTTTCCTTACTCAGCATTAGCGTAGTGGCAACGTTGCCCTGTTTGGCATGGAATTCCCCCGTTGCCTGCTTCTGTAAGGATGCTGAAAACTCACCGACCTCCTGCTTGAAATCACCAAGGGAGTCAACCATCATTTGATAGATAAGGTTTTGCTTGCCTTCAGGAATGATGAAATCCTTTGCCTCAAATAAAGTTCGTTCCTTGAAATCCTTGATCAATGTTGTAGGCAAGGGCTTATATGAAGTTATCTTCCCTGTTCCTATTGCATAGATGGTGTCCATGAGATACCGCTTGACCTCAACCCAACGGGCAGACATATACCTTACCAAGCGTCTGACATACCTATCAAACGTTATCTCACCGGGATAACTAGCCTTCTCAATTATTGATTGAATAACCGATATCGCATGGTCAGGCGTTGGGATATGCCCCTGTGATAACAGGACATCCTGTATTATCTGCACGGATTGTTCTGGTGTAGGTGATAATCTTACTTTGTGCATGGTTTCCGCCCTAATACTGCCCTTTCAACAGCGCCGCCTGCCGCAACGTGCCTATCAATCTGTTGATCATCCATAAACTCTAAGGTTGATTTAGGCAACTCCGCTATTATCCTTTTAATGGCATCCGCCTTTATTTCTGATGCTATGGCAGGCGGAATCCTCCCGTTGTTCGCATACTTTATATCCATAACCTTTTCCTGCATTAGTGCAGTAACGACCTTTTCAGCAACCGACTCTAGCCTGTCCACAACGGCACT